ATGGACTTTCCGCCGTGTTGCCCCGCTGGCCGCGTAGCCAACGGGTGCGCCGAGACGGTCTACCGTCAACGCGTTGAAGGGTTTTTCCGCCTGCAGAAAGACTGGACAGGATGGACCGTCAAAGACGGGCACCTGATCGGTCCACGCGGGATGCGATTCACACCGGCAACCCTCGCCATCGCATGGCGACACCTGACAGAAACACCGGCTACCCCTGCTGATCCGCCGGCAACATGTACTGACCGGAGCACTTCATCGGCTTATAAGCGATGATCAACTGCTTCGCGAACGGTACACCGCCGGCATCACGGCCGCGCTCAACGACCGTTCCGGAAACGCACTCGTAAGGCGGTTTCAACAACGCGCCACGCTGCTTCGCCGCTGCAGCACGCCGCCAACCCAAAGGGTCAGGGTCCGCTTGTATGCGCTTGACCTCAGTGAGCCACGCTTCAACGGCCAGACGTTGCCGAATGGCATCGAGCATCCCGAGAATCAAGAAACCTAAAACGATCCCGCCGGCGATCTTCCAGACCATGTGCAGCGTCCCCCCACGTCCAGACTGTCGGCGATCCTAGCAAATGCGTTCGGCAGGATGGTAGCCCGCTCGATGCAGAGCGGACCCTCGATCGAGCGCGGTTCCAAACCGCGACATAGAGCGCGGCTCCTGCCTGTCCGGCTCACAAGATCTTGCGAGATACCTGCCTAGGCAAGTATTGCTCCGGATCCGGAAGACAGGTTTTCAATGACCGCGAAATGCGCCGGTACCGTGAGGCACCTGCAACGCCGCCCCGGACGACGAACCGCCAAGCTCTACGCGGCCGGAGTCCTCACCCACCATAACGGCGCGCGTGGCCTGCTGCTGCGGCTGCTGCTGCATGTCCGCCTGTTGCCCAGGTTGCGACTGCTGCTGCTGTTGCGATCCGGCCGGCTGGCGGAACGGGTTGTAAACGCCGTTACGGGCGATATCCAAGCACCGATCGAGCGGCATCGCCATGCGCGTGACTTGCTCGCTGTAGCACTGACAGCGCCTCGGCTCATCGTCCTTGCCTTCGATCTGGATGCAATAGATATCGGGCTGAGAAACCGGCTGCCGATCGTCAAACAACGGTGCACTCCAAGGCATGCCGGCCACGCGCGGGACTTGCGCCTTCACGTACTCCGCTGCGTTCGCGTACCTCGGAGCCTTTGCAGAACCAGACGACGCCGCAGCGACCGGAACACTACCCGAGGCGGCCCCAACCGCTGCGGACGTCGTTGGTTTTCCACCGTGCGCCAGCGCAATGATGCTGTTGACTCCGTACCACAGCAAACCGATCGCGGCGACCACCAAAAGCGGGATGAGCTTAAGACGCAACGGTATGCGCGTCTTGACCGTATGCATCGTTGCAGATTTATACAATGGGAAATTTTCGGCCGGATACTTCCAAAGCGCTTCCGTGCCGCGCTGCCGAGTCGCGAGCGATTGCGGGTCCTCTTGGCACTCGGTCCACGTGATAATCCGAGACGCCTGCATGCCGAACTGACGAATAACATGCTCATGCTGACCGCACAGCGTCCGCACGTACTTGTCGACCATTGTCGGATGTTGCGTAGCGAGCACGAAATCAAGGCCATGATGCCGGTGTTCCGAGAGAGAACGAACGAACTCCGGAGGCTCCGCCGTTCGCCTCGTCGGAAACCACTTCTGGCACTCGTCAACGATCAGCACGGAACCATCCGGCAAGTCCTGCCAGTTCCGAGGGTCAGGAAGCGACTGCCACCCGAACTCCTGCAGGCCGTCCAGACCGGAAACGTATACATTGCGACCTTCGGCAAGAAACGCCTCGATCACCTGCACCAGCCGCAGCGACTTTCCCGCACCCGGCAAACCCGTAATGAAGCGAATCATGTTTTCTTCCGGAAGAACAACGCATTTTTCGCAGCACCGCCGGCATAGGCCGACAGAATGACGGTTATATACTTGTCGATTCGGAAGAAGGCCAACCACTCCGCAGCCGGCCCCGTGATGCTGCCGGCTGCCGCCTTGATCTGATTCAGGACCGGCGTCACGACGAAGCTAGACGTCGCCATTTCAATGCCCATGAAAATCAGCGCACCAATCAGCCACGATCCGAGACGCGACGCGAACAGCGACGAGAGCGCTGCAACCAACCAAGCGATGAAAGGCATTGCCTTACCTCCTTCCGAGAATGAAAGCAGCCTGCACGTAGCCGCCGAGAACGATCAAATAACCAATCAGCTGCATCGCAGAACACGGCAGCCAGTCCGACAACATGAAGCTATGCCCCATGAAATTCATACTCGGCAACGTGGGACAACCGCCAGAACTGAGCCACCCCGACGCATCCAGCGCCGCCGCTGCGGCCGAACCGTCGTCGTCCGCGCCAAATCCCTCGGCCTTGGTGTGCGAAGTGCCGTAATCGGAATCTTGCGGCTTACCGGTTGTCTCCAACGCGCAACGCGTTTTCCAGTTCTGGAAGTCGATATTCGACAGCAGTGCATCGCCCGACGTCACCGGAGGCGCATTGCAATCGGTGCCACCATCGGCCTTGTTACCCGGCTCGCACTTCCCATTGACGGCCGTCATGCCCTGATCACACGTGTTGCTGCACGTGCCGTTGTTGTTGACTTGCCCCGCCGTGCACGAATTGGGCTGACAAACGCCGTTCTGCGACGTCGTGCCGGTCGGACATGCCGCCGAGCTGCAACCCGTACCCGCGCGCCACGTCTGACCCGAAGGACACGACCCCGCGCACGATCCATCCGCCGCCTTGCTCTGGCCGCTCGGACAACTGCCAACGCAACCGCCCGTGCCGTTCGCCGTCGTCCCCGAGGGACACGAATTGACGCATTGAGTGCCGTTCAAAACCTGCGACGAATCACAAACCGTCTCGCAACCATTTCCGCGATCGACCTGCCCGGCGGGGCACGTCGAGCCGCAACCGTGTCCGTTCCACGTCTGACCAGCCGGACACTTGCCGACGCACTGACCGTTGACGCTCTCCGTCCCCGGCCCACACGAATCGCCACCCGCGCAATTCTCGTAAGCCGTAGAGTCCATGGAGCTACCGTCTATGTTCCACGTCGCACTGGCGCCGGGACACTTGCTATCCGGTCCACTGCCCGGCCCGCCGCCGCCGTCGCCCCCACCGTCACCAACGTTCCCGCCGTTGTGCGAATCGCCGTTCGGATTCGGAGTAGGAGCAGGCTTACCCGCGCACTCAGCCGCACGTGCACCGCTCAAAATCTGAGGATTGCCGAACGCGCAGTTATTCGAGCCGCCTGCAGCGCCACCGCTACCACCGCCACCGGCAACACCACTGCCCTTCTTGATCGCAGCACACACGCCAGAGCCATTGCACATCTTCGCCGCTCCAGCGCCGTCCAGAGTGAAGCACTGATCGCCCTGGCAATCGCTTGCCGCATCGTTCTCCGTGAAGGTAGACGACGTACTGCAATACGCCGAAGTGTCCGTCACCGTGCCGTAGTTGTTCCACTGAGCCCCGCTACCGCCCTGCACACCGCACACGGCGCCGCACTGAAACGTCGCCTTGCAGCCATGATTGCAAACGGACGCGCCGGTGATAAGCGGAGCGTCACTCAAAAGCCCATTCGCCGGCTGATGTGGAGAACCCGAACCACAGGCCGCCGCCCCCGGTGTCCAGCACGCAACGTCATTGCCCGAGGAGCCACCGTTGCTAGCACCGTGATAACTGAATTGATAATTCCAGCAACAGCACGTCGTGTCATCGTGGAAAACCACTGCGCCGGAAATCGTACGGATACCACCATTGATCCACACAACTTCATCGGCCTGCATCGCCGCTTGTGCAGCGTCATAGGCCGCCTGAATGGTCGGGTACGAAGCTCGCGCATCCAGCCACGGCGCGAGAAGTATACAAATAGCAATTATCCACTTTGCCAAGACACCACCCCTCAAGAAAAACCGGGCGAGTTTCCCCGCCCGGTGTGTTCGCCGGATCAACCGGCCTTGCGCGCCCACTTGATCCCGCGAGCAACGTAGGTCATCGACAGCACGGCCAGACCCACGGCCGTGATGAACGCGACCGCTTCGGCCACCGTGGCCAGTACCTCGGTCGGGTCGATGGTGACGGTCGCCGAAGCGATCATCGGGAGGGACAGAACGCCCACCGTACCGGCCGTGGCCAGCGCCTTGCTCAAGCTGTTGTGCTTCATTTGCAACACTCCTTCAGGTTGTATCGGCGTTTTTGATAAGCCGATGGATGATGTAGGCGATAGCAAACGCGCCAAGCAGCGCGCCCGCTACCTGCCTGAACTCGTCGGACGTCCACCCACTGAAAACGCCCGGCGGCTCGGTCCAGAATGGAGCCGAACACGTGCCCGTGGAGGCATCGAAATTTGCTTCTTCACAACCTTGAACTAGCATTCGCTTTCTCCACAGGTATACAAATCACAATTCCGCGCACGCCTGACAAATGACTCCCTCGTCACCGTCAGCGCCATCGGTATGAACCGCCTCATCGTCGGGAACCATGTCCCCGCACGACTCGCATACGAACACCTCGGAGTCCGGGTCTTGGCCCCCACCCGAATAATCGCCGACCTCTCCGCGCGCCCAACGAAACGCCTTCGCCGTGAACCAAAGCATGAGGACCGGAAGGCCCACGCCGATGATGAACGCAAGCACTTCCGCGACAATCCCCAAGACCGGCGACGGATCGATCGTCACCGTCGCAGACGCAGTACCCGACCCGGCCAGCAACAACACCAGAACCAACAGACGCATGACCTCTCTCCCTATCCGGACAAACGGCAATGCGCACCCGAAGATGCGCATTACCCTGCGTCAGGGTTTTGAAGATGCCTGCAACGGCTGCAGGCGAACGCGCTCGACAGAAAGCCGACCGTTCTTGGTGCTGAACGACGTCGGGTCCAACTGGTACTTCCCCGGCTTGAGAACGTCGGACTCGTTGTTATGCTGGACGAGGAACGACAGGACGAAGCCGCCCTGCTGCAGCTGCGCCCACTGTGCATACGACGTCCGCTTCACGCCTTCCCACTCGCGCTCCTGCTTCTCGAACTGACTGCTTGAAATCGTGATATCCACTGATCTTCTCCTGTTGATGAAATAGCCGCCTAAGCGGCCAACTGATAGGCCCAGATACAACCGGGTCCCCCGAAATGCACCCGCCACAGCGAGCGCAAGAACTCTCCCGACTGACGATCGAGCCAGCCGCCTTTCGACTTGCGAATATCCGCCCACGTCCCGAGCGCATCACGGACCCAGAAAGGCGCAAGCCGGTACCGCAACTCACGACGCTCTTCTGGCGGATGACCGGCCGCACCGAAACACCGCGCACCCTTCGGCAGCGCAGGGGAATCGACGGACAGACCTTTTGACAGGTACTTGCAGAGGTAGCCGATGACGCCGGACGTACCGCCCTTCACGCGATCGGTTTCGGTCGATCCGTGAGGCCACCAGCCGCACAGGTCCGGCTTCGGCAGGAAGTACCGAGAAGGAACCCACAGAACCACGTGATAATGGATTGCGCCGCGTTTCTGAGTCTCGGCAACCCACGCGTAGCGAACCTTGAAATCTCGACGTGCCGCCCACTGCCGAACCCGGTGGAAGTACTCCGTCAGGTGTTCGGCCGACCAGCCATCGACCTCGCGGTACGTCAAGGTCTGGAACAACGGCCGCCAGCGACCAGCCCCCACACGCGACAGGTGCGCCGCTGCGAGCCGAACGCTGTGCTCTACCCTGCCCCGCATCCTCTTGAGCCGAGCGGCCGCCAGATCGATCTGGAACGCCAGCTTGGCCCCGTAGACGCCGGAGCTGGTGATACCAAGCGCGTGCGGGTTGTTTATTGTGGGGACAAGCCCCGGCGAGCGACCGGCCGCGCTGCGCGCGTCCGGCCGCCCGCGAAGAGCCTCACCACCCAAAACGATGCCGTCAGCGCTCATAGCGCGATGCCCCGATCCGCCCGGAACTCGGCATCCTCAGAAAACGCCTGTGCAACGTCGTCTGCGGCCTTCCGCGAGGAAACGGCCAGGATGAGCCAGCCGGTACGCTCGGCGGCGCGTGCGAGGCGGCGCAGGCGGAATTGCGCCTCGTCCAGCTTGCGGCGAAGGTCGGCGGCGTCAGCCATGACCACGCAGCAGCTGACGGACGAGATAGCAAACGACCGTCACGATGACGGCGACCGCAATACGGTGCAGGAGCCTCACGACCCGAGGCCCCAGACGCCGCACAGGCCGAGAACGAACCCGACAGACAGCGCGAGAACGCAACCGATGAAGAAGCCTGACCAGTCGAACGGCTTGCCGGCGCTCATCGAGCGCACGCCTGTTCAATCCACTTACGTGCGCGCAACAGCATGCGCACCATGACAAGGTTGTACGCAACGGGGTCGCGTGCAGCCAGCTCAAGCAACGCCTCGCCGGCTGTACGCACATGCTCCGGCAACGGCAGCTGCAACTGCTCTGGCGCGGCGCTCACCGCATACCCCGATTGACGACGCCAGCGAGAGCGAACGCGCCGCACGACACCGCCACTAGCCAACAAGTAGCCTCTGCAAGTGCGAAAAAATCCATGTGACCTCCTGACCGGACGAAGGAGCCGGAGAGCCGGTCAAGGTGGTAGGGATGCCCCGCTCCCCTCCCCGGCTCGGGCTGCACCGGTGGAGATTCCCAACCGGTGACACAATCCAACCACGAAACGCAGTATGGTGTCAAATACCAACCACCCGGGGAGGCACGAACCGTGGATCAGAAACAACTACTGGACGCAGCTATTGCTCACGCGGACAAGAGCTTGCGAGGGTTCGCGGCGATGATCGGCATGGATCACAGCGAGCTCGTCAAATGGCGAACTGGCGAGCGAACGATGACGCTCGAAGAAGCAATTGCGTTGGCCATGATGGCCGAAATGCCGAACCCGGCAAAGACCGCCGCGTCTATCCGAGCGACAACCGCAAAGCACAAGTTCGTCCGAGAAGCTCTAAAGAAACTCAGCGCGGCTGCCGCGCTCATACTCTGGGCAATGCTTCCAAACAGTGCGCAAAGTCACAGTATTGCAAATGTATACAACGCTGAATTGTTTACATATTCCGGACAGTCTATACATATGCCATCGTTCGCCTGGGGCAGCCATGGCGCGAACTGCCCGCCACTCGCCTGCGAGCTCGAGGACGATGGGATGCGCTCCAAGCCGGCAACACTTGCGATCGAGTAGCGGCACCCTACGGCGCCCGAAACGTCCCCTGGCAACGAATAGGCTGACCAAACTCCAGCGGCTGCATGACACCGGCGGAGCCGTCCGACCGGCGAATTTCGTCAACCACCACTCCACCGACACAACGCTGACCAGCCGCCAACGCAACCTGGCCCGTCTTCGAAGCGGGCAACATGGTCACCAGCACCGGTGCGCCCCTCGGTGCTAGCGCCGCTGGCTGACGATCTCTCGGAGGATCAACTCGGCCGAGCACCGACCCGATCGGCGCAACCACGCCGGCAGCCACGAAATGCTCGTATGCGTGAAACGCACCGAAATCCAGCAAGGCAAACAGACAAAGGACAACAGCCCAGAACGGCATATCGCGCAT